CAGGCATGTGTTATTGAATTGCCAATGAATTGATTCTACATCAATAACGCCGGTTGTTAATTTTTATGTTTTTAAATACTAACTAAAAATTCTAAAAAATACTGGTTAAATAAAATATATAATGATTAAATAAATTAAATAATTTAAGATTAAAAAATAAATAATTAATAGGCTTGAGTTCAGCCTGTAAGATAGCTAGATGTGTGTTCACTCGCGCGATGTCTCGGTTAAACTTTTTGATTTCCAGCATTTACCTTCTGGAAAAGGTTTTTCTTGTTGGACCAATAAAAGTCGAACAGTGTTGTTAATTTTGATAAAAATATTGGTTAAATATAAAAATAAATAATAAAAAATTATAAAATTAAAAATTTTTAAATGGTTATTGGTAAATTACTCATTTGATTTCCGTAAGCTTCTAACTTAAAATCTTTACCTGCAGCTTTGTAGATATTGACATCTACAGTACTTGAAACCACATTTGTTGCTCTCAATGCATTTTGAACCCATAAACAAACTATTCCATTGTACGAATTACTTACTCCGTATGCATTTTGTGTTGCATTGTTTATTGGTAAATATGCTCTTTTTTGCAAATATGGTACTTGTATAGATGTTGTAGCTCTACCATCAGTTAAATCAAAAGTTACGAAATATTGTTGTGTTGCTTCTTCTAATGTTGTTGGTGGATTATCTAAATTTGGATGAAATGTCATTGTTAATTGACCTTTATGCATTTTTGTAGCCGCAATATCTATAATATAAATTATTGAACCATTCCAAAAATTAAATTGTGTTGAAAAAACATCCATAGGTGGTGAACATTTATATGGCGTTGCAAAACTTGGTCCAATTCTGGTTGAATATAATAGCGTTCCTGGTGTCTGCGAAGTATTCCATGTAAATCTATTAGTTATAGATTTTACTTCTGTCATTAATTTATACATATCTGTTTCTTTTTGTCCAGTGCCATATGCTTCTTTATCTGTTAGTGACATTCCATTATGATTAGTAGTTAAAAGTCTTTCTACATATTGTACTATGTCAGTAGGAATAGTATAACCCATTTTGTTTTGTTGAATAGGATATGGTTGATATGTTACAGGGTGAGCATCCAATAAATTTGCAAGTTCATCTAAGTTTTCTACTATTGGAAGCGTTGTATCTAATGCTTTATCAATAAATTCAATTATTCCAGCTTGTGGTGTACTATCTTCATCTTTTATGATTGCTTCTTCAATAAATCTATCAATGTCAAATTTTTCTCTTAATTTCTTTTCTACTTGTGAATCAATATGACCTTCAAAATCTATGAAAAACTTACCTAAAACTCTTTCTTGTCGTTTAGTTAAATAATTCTTTTTCATTGCTTTTTTGATAATTTCAATTACTGACAAAGGTTTAGTTTTTATTCTATCTTCTGCACTTGCACTTGATAATATTTTTATTGGTTCTCCTAAAGTACCATGTCTACCTCCTGGAACTTTATCGTTAGTCATAAAGTCTTCTTCTCCACTTTGTTGTGTACTCTCTTCACTTGGAATTTGTTTTATATACTCTGATGGTGACCCAATAAAAACTCCTGTTGAAAAATCATCTCCCACACATCCTAAAATTTCTAGAACAATACTAACATTATCTGCACTATTATTTTCAATATTTAAAACAATTGTTTTTTGTTCTGTAGCAAAAGGATCAGTTGGTGATATATCATATGTTGATGTAAAAACCGGTGAAAAATATGGAATCATAAATTGAGCTGGATGTTTGCTATCAAATAAATGACAACCTCCATAATAATTTCCTGCTAATTCCAAATCTCTCAAATTTTGAATAGTACCAACCTGATTCATTACTAAATAAACTCTACCTTGTATTGCTTCTTCATAATTTTGACTAATTGGAATACGTGTTGAAATGGTATACATAATAATCTTTAAATTTATAGATCCCCTATACAATTGAAACATATTTTGTAACCAATGTGATACTTTAGTTCGAATATCAAAAAAATTTAATAATTCTTGATGGGTATCACCTGCATTTATATCAATAACAAAACCATCTATTAATCTATATCTTTTTTCTAATTGAACTAAGTCTACTGGATGATCTTGAAATTGTTTTATTTTTGGTTCAGTAACAATTCCTTTACCTGCACATAACATTACTGGTTTCATATTACAAATATGATCATTTATGTTAATTTGACCAGTAGCCATTCTTTCTGTAGTACCAGCTTGAGGTGTACTTCTAACACTTCCAAATTTATTTGATGTATAAAAAGCAGGTGGAACAAATTCTGGTATTTTAAACTCCGAATCTAAAATTGAAGCATAAACTGTTACTAAAACATCATTAGCATTATCTGGTCCTGTTCTTAAAGGATTTAATACATAAATTTGAAATTGTCCTAATAAATCTATTGGTGCTTCTAAAAAACCATAATAATGTCTAAATGGTATTTCATATTCAACTGATGCATTATCACTAATGTGTTGTATACTTCCTCCTAATTGAATGATTGTTGACATATCAGCTGCGTTTAAATCAGAAGACATAAATTGCATTGATGGATAAAAGCCAGATACTAAAGTACCTGAATAAAAATCTGATCCTTTAATTATTACTCTCATTTTAACACTTTTTGCTCTCCATAGTGCTGTAACATCAAATGGTGTTTTTTGTGCTGGTGTTATTAATATATCATTAGGAATTTGTAAATTTTGCAATAATGTTCCAGATACATCTGAAATACTCCATGTAAATTGTTTTACCATAGTATATTTTTCTTCCAAATCTTTTAAAGTCCAATTATTATCGTTACAGTGTGCTTCAGCTCTTTTATTAAATGAATTTATTGAAATTTTTCCAGTTGTTGGTACCATATTAATAGTTCTTTCACTTTCTTGAATTGTTGTTCCTGTTTGTTTTGTTCGTTCTTTATCCATACTATCAACCATCGTATCAGGTGTATTTCTAGTTATGGTTCCTTGTATTTCTGATGGTTCAAAAGCAACATTTGGATGTTCTGCTTCCATATTTATAGTTGCTTTATCTTGACCTGATTGTTCTTCCCATTCTCCATCACTTATTTCATTATAATTTGTATTTATTAATTTCATTTCTTCTGGTGCATCACGATGTTCGGCATATTTATCTACTGCGTAAATCATTCGTTCTACATCTTGATCTTGACGAGTGGCATAATCTGAATGCGATCCCGGAAAATAAAAATAATTTGACCAGATAGTATTATTTTCTCCATATGATAATAATTCATAGTTAGGGTGTTTATCTAAGATTTTTCTTCTTATTTCATTGTACATTTCATGACCATAAAAATATATACATCTTAATGCTGCATTACAATTGTCTTGAGTAGCTTTATGAATATCTTGATTATGTTTATTTAATCTTACCCAATACATCATTTCATAAACCGATGTTAAATCTGTTCTAGGTACATAATGACCATTTAACTTTCCTGTAGTATTTTTTAAAAATGATAATTCATGTAATGGTTTCAATGGTTCGTCTATATCTTTTTTATCACTTGATGTACAATGCATTCCTTTTGAATTTATCCATTCAGCGTATGTATTTCCATTAAAAATATGATTTATTGTATCGCTTACTGTTTGGATAGTATCATCTCCTCCTCTTTTTCCACGATTGTATTTATTATATGATAACATATTTGAAATCAATGGTGTATTTTTTCTTGTAATACTTAAATATGCTGATATATGTAGCAATTCGTTTATATCACAATTTTTCATATAAGTAGTATATTCTCCAGATGGCATAGTACCTTTTGCTCTCATCAATATATCTCTAAAAACATAATATGGTGATGAATCATATTCCAATAAGGTCTTATATCCCAATTCTCCTATTTCTTCTATTATATGATTTTTAATATATTCTAGTTCTAATTCAGTAGCTTTATAACTAAGTAATTTACATATAGATCTATCCCAAAACTTATAATCTTTATCAAAACCTTGTTGACCCACTTCAGCTAAATATTTTATCATATGTTCCCAATCTAGTGACAATCTATCTAGCCTAACTGCTGAATATGTTTGATTTGAATGATAATGTGCCATTACATGAGAATAAAAGAAGGTTCGCATTAATAATAGATTTACGATATTTCCGTTCATGAATAAACGAGGTTTTAATTTATCATAAATTTTAGACTTATGTATTCTTTCATCTTTTATTGTTACTGTATAAGGTGTAAACGGTACTATTCCATTTTTGATTTTATTTAAAGCAGAATAATAATCCTTTTCTAATCTCTTACTTGGATATAATACATCATTTTCTACTATTATTAAATCTGATCTTTTTATTCCTTCTATCGTATATGGATAACCAGGTGATGTTGTTAAATCAACTTTAGTATTTTGTGGTAAATAAGGAAATCCATTTAAAGCTTCATGTAAAGTTAAAGGTCTTTGTGGTACAAATGAATTCACTTTAATATGTTTATTTTTATTTACTAAATATTCAAAAGCTTCAATGATATCATTTTCTACAAATTTTATTTCTTGTTTAAACCCTTCAAATAATATTTTATAAAAATTATCTTTAACATACTCATAATCTGCTCTTTTCTTTAAACGCTCGTCTTTATATGATAATGGAGCTGGTTCTGATACACTTTCACCGAATAAACTATGAATCGTAGATTTTGTAAGTTCTGTTTTTTCATTTTGGTAAGCTGGTTTTACTTTTCCTATGTATTCCAAAACTGATCCTTCAGGTAAAATTTCTGTGGATAAAGCATATTGCTCTACACTCTTTTCTTCTACAAAAATTACTTCTTTGTTGTTTAAGGCTTTTTCTATCATGTCTCTGGTAACGAAATGAAATAAAGATGTATTATCACTATTTACTACAGCAATATGAACTCCTAATATAGGATTTTCTTGAGTATTAGTTCTAATTACTGGACTTCCACATCCTGATGAACGAGGTGTGTAAGTAGCTTTAGCAGCAATATGCCAATATACATCTTTATCTCTAACTCTTTTAGTAGTAATTTGATCTTCAACTACTATACCATCTGATATTATACATCTATCATCTGTTCCATAAATAGTTTTAGTCAAATAATCATATTTAGCAACTGGCATATTTTTAACACTATATTCTGCATTCCAAAAATGATGCCATATTTTTCTTTCTGAATTAAACAATTTTGGATCTAATTCATATAATACAACATCTTCTCTTATGGTTTTACCATCTATTATATCGTATCCTCCTTCTAAATTGATTAGTCTTGATTTTTCAAATTTAAAAGGTACTATCATGTTTTGCCAAGTTGATTTTGTAATTTTTATTTCCATGCCTTCCCTTAATAACTCTGAAGTACCTGGACTTAAGAAAAAATGTTTCACAGTTAAAATATAAGTACCTCCAATAAACATACAATTAACAATTGTTCGATCTTCATTTTGAATCGTTCCTATTGATCTAAATAATAAATTATCAAACTGCATATTTGATTGTTGTGATGATTCATGAGTTACTAATGTTTTTTGATGAGCTTTTGGTGTTTTACTAGTTCCTGATTGTTCTTCATCAGGTGTTAAATATTTTAATATTATAAATATTAATGCACATCCTCCTGCTGTTAATATAGCAGTTTTTAACGCTTTTCTCAAAAATCTTTTGCAATATAATTTCGTAAAATCACTTTCTTCTACTATATCTTTTGCAAAATATCCCCAAGCTAGTATTACTGTTAAACTACTAGTCCAAAATACTCCATCGATAAAAGATTCTCTCATTTCATTCATTAAAGTTTCTAACATAGATAAAAAACCAGATTGAGGATTTGAATCTACTTGATCTATAGTATCTATTAATGCTCTTGCTTGATCTAATGTTTGAGTTTTTGATTCTTTTATTAAAGTTTTATCAGCTTCCATTAATTTTTTAAGTATTATAGGTTCATATTCTTGTTCTTCAACAGCATCATGATATGAAAAATCTTTTTTATTAGAATAATTATCTACTGCTTTACGTATCAATTTATTTTGATCTATTTTTGGTTTTTTCTTATTTTCCTCTATAATTTTATTGTATTTAATTAAATCTTGATCAAAAGCATGATCTTTAACTCTAAAAGTTTGAGCTTGAATAGGATTCGCAGGTGTCATTGAAGCGTATAAATCTTTTATTCCTTGCAAATTTTTAATACCAGTTCCGACTTCTTTTCTTAATTCTTGATATTCATATTTTATAAGTGTATCCGTTAAAGTAAATAAGCCTGTAATCTCTGCTACTGAAAATGAATTTCCTACTAATGACCTATGTCTCTTACATTCTCTTAAATTTAAAATCTTTTCGTCTAGATTATTAACATCAAATTTTTTAGTAGGTTCTATTACAATATCTAATCTTCTCTTTATAGCTCGAGCATCATAAATTTTCTCACTATTAAAATCTGGATCATTTGTGCAAATAATAATTATTTCCGGTGATGTAAACATACCTTTAATTTCATTTCCTGTAATATTAGCGGAGTTTACACTATAAGGAGCTGCTGTAACTAAATGTATAAGCTCCAAAGCTTCAGTATTCTTACTTTTATCTTGACCAAAATCATCAAATAATACTACTCTCTTTCCTACCATCCCTGTTTGATATTCACTACTAGTTTTCCATGTATAAGTAACAGCTTTAACAGCAGCTACAGGATCTTGGGCAGTATCTAAACCTAAAGCTTTAGCAACAATTATAGGCCACATAGTTGATTTCCCACTACCTGGTTGACCGAAAAGTACTAAAACGGTAGGTTCATATGGTCTTTCAGATGGTATTCCTACTTGTTGTAATCCTTCCTCATGAGATCTTAAATATTGTGTAAAACATGATGAATATTGTCCTTCTGAGGTAGCATAACTTTCTGCCGCTACTTTAAAATCATAATACTTTTGACGTAATTGACCAGCATCTATTTGTGAATTTACAGTAGGTGAAACAACTTTAGCTCTGTACAGCATATAAATACATTGCAAATCATTTATTGGGTTTCCAGGTGATATCATTCTATTTGCAAGCCATTCTTTAGGATTTCTGAATCTTCCATACCACCAGTCGATAAAATTATCAAATGCTCTTTCTAATATTTTTCCAATATCCGCTGTCAACTTTATAACTGAAAGTACTGGTATTATCTGTTTACAAAATCCGGTAAACATTTTTAAACCATCTGAAAATGAAGATGGTATTTTTTCAATAATTTTAACCAAAAAACTAAAGTCCATAGACTGAGGATTTGAAAGTTCTTCCTTAATTTTTTCTCGTTGTTTATATTTCTCTTCAAACATTTCATCTAATTTTTCTTTTCCTGTTTTAGGAGTATCAATATCAACCAATGGATTAAATGAATTAAAAAATCCAACTTTCAAGATTGTAATTCTATCCTCTATTTTATTTGATCTAGATCTTTTAGTAAACTTATAATTAATCAAACCATCTTCATGATCTTTATAAACATATCCCTCATCAATTAAATATTTTCTTATAATAGTTGTTAAACTACCGAAGCTTTCACGATATAATAATTCAGCAGCATTTGGAGAAGTTAAATTCTGAGCTATTTCATAGTTCTTAGTAAACATTTTAAAAGATTCTTCTTCTTCTTTACATAATACTGAATATAAATGTACTATTCTCATGCCAGTCATCAATGCTCCAATTCCTGTTTTTTTAAAATCTTTTAAAAGATCGAATATCAATAGAATATTAGTAACATTCACAGTATCTCTTAAAACTTTTAAAACATAAATACATATTTTAAAAAAACTCTTGATTTCTTTAACATATTTATTTTCATTAATGGCTTCAACAAACTGTTTTTCAATCAATTCTTGCTTATATTTCTTGAATCTAGATATTAAATTATTAAAAAAATTTTTAGTTTCTCTCACTTCAGTAGATTGATTTTTTTCTTCTTTTTTATCTTTTGAAAACCATCCTGATACTTTAGATCCCGTTCCTCCTTGTTCTTTTGAATCTTCTTCTTTCAATTTCATTTTTCTTAAACGTTGAGGAATTCTTTTTTGAACAATACATTTTGAAAAGTCATATTTTTCAGTTCGATCTTCTTTAATTTTCTTTTCCTCTTCTGAATTTTCCTCTTCTTTAATGGTTAGTTTTTCTATTTTTGGAATAAATTCATCAGCCTCTGGATTTAATTTGCTATTAAAAGTTACTACTTCTTTGTAATTTAAAGGTTCCAATTGTTTTAAATCACGATAAAAATTTAATCGATTAACAACACTTTGTCTTTTAGTTTTAATTTTATCTTTTATTTCTTTATTAAGATCTATTACATACTTATCATTATTTAAAAGACCATCTCTTATATCTTCAGGTTCTGGTATTTCATTTCTAGTAGCCATAGGTGTTGTTACTACCATTAACTGCGCTGCTGAGTGTTTATCATATAACTGATAATATTTTCTTCCATTACTATCTTCATAATTATAATTTGAAAATTTACATCTTTCACAAAGTATATATTTACAGCCGCAAATATCTACTTTATAACCGTCTCCTTTTTTATTTCCACAATGATTACAACTAAAATCGACATTTCTTTCTTTTATTGTGGAATTTTTATGATTGCATGAAGTTTTATATTGAGTACCATTAAAGTGAATTTTATTAAATTTTAATTTACATTCACATTTATGATGTTTACTATAAATTGTTAAACGTTGATTTAAATTTAAATTATTTTCTTTACTTAATGTTCCTAATGGTAATGTTTTTGGTTTATTTTCTTTTCTCATCTTATAATATTTTCTAGCATTTTCTTTAGCAATCTTTCTTGGATTTTTAACTATATTTCTAAAATTTCTTTTATTTGCTTCTTTAATTAATTCTATTGCTGAGATTGCTTTTTCTTTTTCTGTTAATAAAAATCTATCAGTTCTTTCTTTTTTTAAATCTAATATATATTGATCAGTTCTATTGTTTGAGATTGGTGCATTCTTCATTGTTGTCCATTGTCTTTTTCCGTTTGTTTGTTCATAATCATTTTCGTATTCCAAATTCATTCTAAAAAATATCGTCAAAGTATGGGCCTGTTAGGGCGTTTACTTATTTGACATCTCGTACACGGTGCTTTTGGATTGTATATAAAAAATAAAAATATAAATAAAAAACTTTCAACTACATTTTTATAACAGTCTTTTATTGTATGGGTGTTATAAATAACACGTATACAAATTAAACTTCTCGTTTCCGGTTTCAGATCTTAATATATATAAAATACCTAATATATATATAATATAATAAAAATAATAATAAAATAATATATATAATAATTTTAAAAAACCTCTTTCGAGTATTGTATATATGGTTGTAAATGCTTATGGTACTAATATAAGCA